AACTAGCGTTTCTGCGAATAACATCGCGATATCTTTCAACTTCTCGTTTTAATATATCTTCAGGATATATCCTACCATTTCTGTTTTCAACCCCATATTTTTGTAATGTGGCGTAATAATAAATTGGTTTGGTTAAATCAATTGAACCAGATAGTACACCTTCATTTAAAAAGCTTTCATTAAGTTCTTTTGTTATATTACCATCTTGGTCGACAATAATACCAAAACCCTCTTCGTTTTCCTTTAATATTTTTAATCCCATTTTAATATCTTTCATATAAATATATTTAAAGGTGGTTAAAATCAAAATTACTTTTAATATTCATCATTTAAATCAAAACCAATTTTTGATGGTTCGGTGATTTTACTCTTCTTTAATCTTTCAATAACCTCCTTATATTCATTATCTAAAATATATAAAGAAATAAAAACCTCTTTTAAATGAGCCATCGTAAAGTTTTTAGTATCTTTCACAAGTTTTTCAATATTATACTTTGTTAAATCTTCTGGTAATAGTTTTGTTTCAAAATATAATTTTCTATCTTCTTCATTCGGTTTTTTAATTTCATATTTTTTATCAAAACGAGAGGGTCTATCTTTAATTCTATCAGGAATTCTTTCAATATTATTGGTTGTTGCCACATAAACAACATTTGTTATTGAATTTAACCCATCTAAGAAATTTAAAAAAACTTCCTCACCGTACTTATCAATAACTAAATCAATATCCTCAATTATACATAATATGGGTCTTTCTTTTTCAACTTTTCTAATTAATTTGGCAATTTCAACCCAATTGTCTGGTACGTCAAAATAAACCGAAATACCATTTCTGTTTTTTATTTCTTCAACTAATAAATAAATTAAACTTGTTTTACCGCAGCCAGAATCACCATGTAATATAATACCTCTTTTTGGGTTTAAATTATAATTGATAAATTTTTGTTTATTATCCCAAAAAATATTTAAATCTGACACAATTTTTTTATGTGGTAATGAAGGTAAGTTAAAGAAGTCCTCACTCTTATATTCCATTTTCGTTAAACCAAACCCTTGGCTATCATTATAGGTCATTGAAAACAAACCAGATGGTATTGTATCAACACACTTAAAACTAAAGAAAAAGTTTTTATTATCTAATGTTACCCAAGATTCAACAGTTGGTAACATATCATTGATCATTTCTTTTTCATGTTCAATTTGCATTTCTTCTAATGTTTGTAATATATCATTCTCCATCATCTATTTTTTTGAAAAAAATTTAAAATTATTTTTTTGTACGGTATCTATTGTTTGAAGCGCTAAACTTGTAACTTGGTTAGTTAGCGCTTCAGAATTAAATTTAATAAATTTTTTAGGGTATACCGTAACTTCAATGAACATGAAGCTTTTTTTATTTAAAGATAAACCAGATGATCTTAAATCCAAATCCACGATAAAATTTTCATGGAAAAAGGTTTTATCTAAATTTTCTTTTAGTTTTGATATAATATCTTTTCTTATTATTCTAATTTTATTATCGAAATTAATTATTTCATTTGGTTGCACCCACGATTCAACGTCAATATACAGTGCATTTAGTTTTGAAGCATCAATAGTGCCATACTTTACTCTAAATGAGTCATTTTTAAAAAGAGTTTTCTCTTTTCCGAACTTTGTAAACATTTTCTTTTCATTTTTTTTACTTTTTTATTATTAACAATGTTATAATAATAGTAAAAAAAAATTAAAAAAACAAATTTTAATTAAATGATTCTTTTAATGTTACTATACTTTCGATTTGTTGAATAGTCGGGGTTTGGTTTTTAAGTTTGGTTAATTTTTGTTTAACCTCAACTAATTTTTTAATAGTGTTTGAATCTTCAGCGTTAAGTATTTTATTATCAACAGATTCTGTTGTTTCGTTAATTAAATTTAAATAAAAGTTATTTATTTTTTCATTATCATTTTCAACAAATAACTCCAAAATTTTTGATTCCGTATCATTTAATTTGGAAACATTTTCATTAATTTTTTCATGTAATACTTTAAATTTTGATTTATAATTAATCGCTTCTTTATCTTTCTTTGTTATTTGTTTAATTAATTTAACTTTTAATGTTGCCTTATCTTTTAAATTAATACTCTCATTGAAGATCAATTGGTCTAACTTATATTCAATACTCGCATCATTATTTGTTGAAGCGGGTTCTTCAATATAACCTAATTTAGTAATTTGTGTTTTATCAAAACTCTTTAAATAATTTATTGATTCTTCAACAAATTCTTTTGCGATTGATTCATCATCAAAATTAACTTGTTTAAAAAGATCGTAAACCCCATAAAATTCTTTTAAATCTTTATTTTCTTTAATTGTTTTTATGTATTTATTAAATTCTTTCTTAAAGATTTCATCACCTTCTTCTAAATAAATTTTTTCTAAATTATTTAAAACACTCTCATTAATTGCACCAAACATAATATTAATTTTTATATAAATATATTAAGATTTTAATAAAGTTTAATCTTTAATTAGATTATTAATTTCTTGTATTGTTTTATTTAAGGATTCGTTTATCTTACCTCGTCTTTTTTCAATCCTTTTTTTAGTTATTTCGGCTAAGTTTTCTATTGGTTCCGCAATAGGTTCTGTTGTCCCAACACCACCTTCGGCACCTGGTTCCGTTGTGGTTTCTTCACCACCAAATTCTGGTGTTTCAAGAGGTGTTGTAAAATCCATACCAACACCACCACCACCAGATATTGCGGAATCTAATTCAGATCCAGGTTCAGTGGTACTACCCGCACCAGCTGTTGTCATATTTTCGGGATTAATTTTATAAGCTTTGTATATTTCCCTAAATAAACCAGTTTGTTTAATAGTTTCAGCTAATATTTTTAATTCTTCACCACCCGCTTTCTCAACAGCTTGTCTTTGAATGTCTAATTTAATCTCATCTTCAGACATATTGAGAATTTCTTTTTTAGCCCAAGTCATTGAAACCGCACCATATCCATTACCAGCATCAGACACCGCATCGCGATATAATTGTATTTTTTCTTTCCAGTTCTGTACTTTTAATATATCAGCTTGCGTTGATGGTGTTGTTAATGATAAAGTAAAGTTGCTTAAATCATCCTCATAACCCTTTAAATATAAATGTATAATCGCAATTTTATTTAATTCTTGAATTAACGCTTTTTGTATTCTATGAACAGCTCTAGCAAAACGAATATCTAAAATAGCTAAGTTTTTACCTTCACCAGTTGATTCATCAAAACCTAAAAACGCTTTAGGTACTCTCAGAGCCGCTAACATTTTCTTTTGGATGTATTCGATATCTGCGATCTCAGAAAGGTTTGTTGCGCCTGGTAATGTATCAATTGGATTGGCTAACCCTGGATCTCTAACTGGGATAAAATAATCTTGATCAACCGCTAATGGGTTATATCTCGTATCTTGATTGCCATTTTGTGAGTTAACAACGTTGGTTCTTTTGAAATTATTTGCAATTTTATCTACATATGCATCAACATCTTTATCATCCATGTTGCCCACAAAAATCTTATAAACCCTTCTTTCTGGCGCTCTAGTTGTACGATAAACCAGCATCGCATCTTCAGATAACAACAATTGTTTCCAAATTCTTCTGACTTTTTCAAGTAATGAAGTACCGTATGGTAATTTTCTATCATCACCTAATAATCTAAAGTGAGCAACCTCAAATGAATTAAAATCAATATTTTTATCTCTCCAATGAAATTTTGTTATTTTTTCATCTTGATAATCATCATAACTACTCACTTTAACGAAACCAGGTTCGGTTCTAGTAATTTCAATATTAGGTAATTGGGTACAACCCACAACACCTTTTTTTGGTACAATTTTTGTATAAACAAAATTATCACCATATTTAAGTAAATTTCTAGCCCAACTGGTTAAGTTTGTATTTATATCCAGAACATTTTCAAATAGATTTGTTAGTTCATTCTTAATTCTTGTACTTTCAGAATAAACACTTAATATTTTACCACTTTCATTTGCGGTTGTTGCTTCATCAGCAAAGATATCCAAGGCAACCGATATTTCTGGTGTGTTATGTGAAAATATTGTATCAGTTGCAAAATTTTTATATCCTGGTACTGTTAGATCATAAACGGGTAGTAC